TCAGGACGGGCGCTGGTTGCGCCGAAGTTCGATAATCTCGACTTCAAGTTTGTCATGCTTCTTACCGAGTTCGGCAGCCTTGTCGCTTAACATGCGAAGCAAATACGGCGATGCACGCTTGAATAATTCGTCGTCGTACATGTCAATGTGCACCAGAGCATCGGCCAGGGCGCGAACTTCTGCAATTTCGTAGTTGAGCTCGTTGTTCATGCCGTCACCAGACAACCCGGACGGCGCACGACGATTGGCCAAGCTTTCCTAACCATGGCGTCGATTTCACGGTGCTTGTCGAATAAAGCCGCCATGCCATGATTTTGCGGCGTACCATCGGTCAGCATGTCCATTACCCTAATGGCGCTTTCCATCCGTCCGAGGGCGTCGTCCAGCGCGTAGAAAACATCTCTGGCGACCTCTAGCGGTTCTTTAGGCATAGCTTCGCCGTGAGCCGGCGCGGATGTGCGTGGCATGATGGTCTCTCCTCGTAACGGTGTATTAACTATAACGGGCGGTTTGCGTTGCAACAATTTGATGCTCTAGGTATTATTCGATTCCTGAGGCATCGTCAATACCTGAGGTATTAAAAATGTTAACCAGTGAACAAGTGCGAGCAGCGAGAGCGTTATTGCGGTGGGAACAAAAGGAACTTGCTGACGCATGCGGAGTGTCGTTGCCGTCGATCAAGCGTCTCGAAACGCAGCGCGGTGAACTTGCTGCCCAACCCCGCACGGTGGACGCGATTCGCAATGCTCTCGAGGCCGCCGGTGTCATCTTCATTGACCAGAATGGCAACGGCTACGGCGTTCGCCTACGTGACCGCCAACCATGACGCGCACAGTCCTCTATCAAGCATTAAGTCCAGACGAACAAACAAGAATAGTGTTTTTCCAGCGGTCTGATGGCGCAATCAGCTACACCGGGGAGAAATTCTGGATCGATGATGTACCGGGGTACGACTACCACGCTGAATACTGGGCTGCCTTCACTGACAGCGGCTCGATATTCGATAGCTTAGAAACAGCTATTCGTGAGCTTCGCGTGGAGTATCCATGGCTGGTGCCGGAGAAAGACTAGCTTACCGCGCAAGGGACGAAGCGGTCATCGAATTTATGGGTACGTCAACTCCAACTGGGTAATATACCGATGGCGGCATATACATACGCGGACACCGAACGATGGCTGGACGCCATAGCCGGTGTAATTGCCTGCTTCCCTGAAACGGAACAAAATCTCCTGCCACTTTATGAACGGGTGGAAGTCATGCAGCGCAACCTCGTCGCCAGACATGCATTACACGATCGGATTCGGGCGCGCATTCAGAACAAAGCAAGAACATAAACTCTGTGGACATCGCGAAAAACGAACCCGCAGATTGAGCGCTCACTTCAAATGTGTGGGATATTTAAACCACTGGCGACCCGCGGTATCGCTGACAACGATATGAAGTTCCGCAGGCCACCAGTTGGCGCTATGCCCGCTGGAGGGGGGGCGATTGCAGTCGTCTCCCTCTGCGTGCATTCATAGTGCACTTCCCATATTAAACTGACAAGCGAATACAGTGTCTGGTTTGTCTTAAGACTGTGGATGACACCGTCATACAGAATGCGGGAAAGCCCTGTGAAGCGGACGGCTCTCAACAAGGGTAACGATGTCCGGATGATGACACGACAATTGATCTAACTTCGCACCGCCAATTGGCAGCAACCATATTCTTAACGGGGCGTAACTTGAGGAAGGCGCTGATGGCTAAATTTGATCGCCCTCGCATACGCCGCAAGGGTGTTCCTGAATATCTTCGAGAGGTCCACGGCGTCGATATATCACTAGCCACGCTGAACGCGATGGCGACCCGCGGAGATAGACCGACGATGCAATATATGGGTTGGATTCCACTATACCATAAGAATGATCTGGATACTTGGGTTACTGAGCGCCTTTCTGCTCCGGTACGGTCAACGTCTGAACGCTCAATAAACCGTCAATGAAAAAGAACCCGATCAAGCTGTACTCTGTTTCAACCGAAGAAGTGCAGCGTCTCGTCACCGATCATCCGTTGGAGGATGTTGCTCGAGAGCTTGGATTAACGCTTCCTCGATTGATCCGGTTTTGCAAAGCCAAGAAAATAGCCCTGCCGCGACCCGCTGAAAGCTTAACTGGCAAAAATCCAACAGCCAAATCGAAGCCAATCAAGCCCACGATTGTGGCATTAGACCGGATTGATTCTGGGCTTGATGACCTTAGAAAGCTGCATCCTTTAGTGAGGGAACGATTTAACAATTACATCAATTTACAATCGGAGAGGCTCCGAGAAATATGGCTATACATCCAACAGGGGCGGACTGCACTTCCCAATCCACCTCCTGATTTTACCCCAATGGACATAAGAGGCATAAGGGCGATGAGCACCTTTTGTCACGCAATCGAGAAATCCGGCTGTGTGCTGACTAGCGCATGGTTGAAAGGTGATATTAACGCTCGGCTGGATGATATCGAACTGAAGTTTCGCATTGTTGAACAGATGAAGAAATCTCCAGGTTTCAAGGATCGAAGCTGGACCGCTATTAGAAACAATGTCCGTCCAAGCTTGCAGCCAACAGATTTTCTACGTGTGAAGTTGCTAACGTGGATCTCAGGAAAACAGCCCGAATGGGTCGAGGATAATCGCGTAACCTTCTGTGAGGTTATTTCCGATGTCGTTGCCAATATCCCACCTCTTGTTGAGGCCGCCCGCAAACGGCGACTAAAATGTAAGGCTTACGAAGAACGGGGGCAACGAGAGCGTCACGAGGAATACGAGCGGCAGAGACTAAAAGAAATCGATGACAAGCGTTGGCAGACATTCATAAAGAATGCCAAAGGCTGGCGACAATACGATCTTCTGACTGACTTTATTGCCGAGATTGAACGACGCATGGACGATCCGTCCATCGAAATAGACGATCGGCTAGCCTCAGAATGGCTTCATTGGGCAAGACAACGCCTCGCAGACCTCGATCCATTCAGGGACGGCGCCGATGGTATCTTCACTCGAATTGCAGCTCTTAATGAGCGATGGCATTGATCGCCGTATAGGGTGGCTTCCTACCGTTAAAGCAGCGTGCATTTGCGAACTTCTTTTAGGGTTTTTCGAGAAGTGCGCAGTATCAGAAGTTGTATTTTGATTGTGACAGCGGGTTGTATAATAAGAAAAAACGAGAGGAAGAACGAGTGCTTCCTCTCGTTTGAAGCCAAAAAACTATGCCTTATTAATTTGGCTTATCGCCAAGTTCGTGAGTTTGTTATTTGTAGCTTTTTCCTGATCCAGAATCTGGGTCAGCAAGGTGTGCGCTTCCGTGTGTCCGAGCTCCTTTGCCCATTCGCGCAGCGAACCGTATCTGGAAATTTCATAATGCTCGACTGCCTGACAAGCTGCGAGTAGGCCGGCGTCGAGTGCCGTGCCGCTTGCCTCTTCCATCAAGCCGTCTGCTTCCTTGATTAGCCCTTCGATAGCATCGCATTTCTCGGCGGTAGGCTTCAGTTTTAGAGACTTAAACACCTCATTCAGGGTCGTGATCTGCCCCTTGGTTTCTTCGAGATGTTCCTCGGCGGCCTGCTTCAGCTTGGCACTTTTCGCCGCCTTGGCAACCTTCGGAAGCGCCTTGGTAATGGCGTTCTCTGCGTAATAAATGTCCTGCAAGGTATGCTCGAAAATATCAGACAGAGTTTTCATGATCGTCCTCCTGTTGGGGAAAACGAAACGAACCATTTGCTGATAGGTTCCTTGTTTTAGGCCACTTCTTGAGGCAAATCCCGATGGAAACGTCAAAGAAAATTTATAGAAACGTGAAGTCAGCTGAAGAAATAGGCTGACCGATGTCTGAGATTGCCCTTGTGTTCTAACAATATCTAAATCGCTATCTGCGTATCAAAGTTTCCCGTCGGGAACTGAACCGCGGCATCTACGTTTACTGAAGCCATTGACCCAGAGTGATAGTAGACATGGATCAGCTTCAGATCGCGCTAGATGAGGCGCTAAAGTCCGATAATTTCAACGTCTGGCCTCATATTATAGCGCTCGCCGCCGCGTACATCCTGGCGTTGCCGATAGGGTGGCACCGAGAACGCGAAGAGCGAAGCGCTGGCCTTCGGACCTTTCCGCTGGTTGCAGTTGCCAGTTGCGGCTTTATCCAAGCTACAGAAGGGATAACCACCGACAATCCAGAAGCGCTTGCGCGCATTATTGAAGGTGTGATCACGGGCATGGGTTTTATCGGCGGTGGTGCAATCCTTCGTTTAAGTTCGTCGGTCAAAGGTACAGCAACAGCGGCCAGTCTCTGGTCGACAGGAGCTATCGGAATCGCTTGCGCTGCAAACGCCTTCGACGTTGCTATTATTATAATGGTGTTTGCGCTGCTCACCCTGATATTTTTCTCAAACGGAAAGTCGGACACCGAGGATACAGGCGCTCGCGGTACTCAATAAAAAAGCGGAGCCGAAGCCCCGCTTTCCCGATTTATTATACTGGTTGCTATCACGTGGAATTAGACAATCGTCCTTCCTCCTGCAGTTGCCGGAGTGGCGCGGTAAACATTGCCTGGAAGCCTTCTGGCCTAAACTCGGAACTAACTTCTCCCGCTCCGAGAAGCCCCATTCTTATGAGCTTGGAGCCGAACCCTGTTTTTGTTGGTTGGGCGACCGGCGGTCCTCCGATTTCGATCCAATTCATCGAGAAAACCGGCTCAACCTGTCTTTTGGATATGGCGACGGTCATTTGCACATGCCCCGTAGGATTGGAAAGCGCACCATACTTGATCGCATTGGTCGTTAGTTCATGAATTAAAAGCGAAAGTGTCGACGCACCCTTGGGACCAATCGATACATCCGGACCAGTCATGTGAACGCGATTGGCTACGGCCAGCGCAGTTGTTATGCCCGACACAATCAGCCGCAACGAACCTTCCGAGCTCTTACCCAGACGAAGGGCGTCATGAGCATTTCCTAGAGCAAAAAGTCGCTTTGTAAACGTGTTGATGACTTCTTCGTCAGCATTGTTATTGAAAGTCTGGCTCGCAATAGCGGATACCACGCTAAACGTGTTCTTGATACGATGCGCGAGCTCCGCGTTGAGAATCCTGGCGTGCTTCTCGGCTTCCACTTTTTGGGTGGTCTCAATGACCGTGTCGATCATCCCGCCGACTCGACCTCGTTCATCAAAGATCGGGCTATAGCAGAATGTAAAATAGCATTGTTCATCATATCCGTGTCGATCGATCACGAGCGGAAAGTCTTCGATAAAAGTCGCCTCGCCAGCATAAGCTTTCTGAACCATGGGTAGCAACTCATCCCAAACCTCTGACCAAATATCGCGAAATGAAGCTCCCATGCAGCTCTCTTTTTCACCGAGAATTGGCCTGAAGGCGTCATTATAAATCGTAATATATTCTGCCCCCCAAATGATTGCTTTGGGAAAATGCGAAGCCAACATCATCTGAACTGCAGTGACTAATGGCGCCGGCCAACTTTCTGGCACGCCGATAGGGTTTCGGCTCCAATCCAACCGCCGAATTTCATCAGCCGACTGTCCACGCGCATGCAGGAAAGGCACCGCATTATCCATAGTGTATTCCAATTTAGACGAGGAAGATTCGTAGGCGGCACTACTCTTTTTTATTAGATTCGGCTCACGGGTGCGAGTGGCATTCGGTGTTCAAGCTGTGCTATCCATATTGAATCAAACCGCCCTCACAAACGACGTTGTCTTTCGCTGTCAGAGTGCACAGAAAATCCACAGGCAATCCCACAAGTTTCCACAGCCGTGAGTTCGCGATTGACTCTCTTCTCAAACGAGAACATTTTAGGAACATCAGCAGGCGGCGCTGATGAAATCCAGACATGCTTGGTGGCGTGTGTGTCTGCTTCAATGGAGCAGAACAATGAGTGCGGTTGCGCAGGAAAATGAATACGACGACGAAATTGAATTGGTTCTCGCCTACCACAAAGGTGATGCGCGAGCCGCGATAGAGGCGCTTCTCAAAGATCGGGATTTTCTCGTTAAAGAGGTCGCCATCGCCAGCATGGCAGTCAGCCACGGCTATACTCGAGGCTGGAAGCCGACTGTCTTCGTGAAATGAGCGGCAGATCACGCGGCGAACCGCCGAAAACCCTGATTAATAAGCATTACCCGTTTCAGGTCGTGCTGTTCTTGACTGATGAGCTGCGCATAAGGCTTTTGGAGGTGATTGCGGACGAACATCGGCTCGGCGCTTATCGCCTGCATGGCTGCGTAAATCATGAAGGCCATTACTTCTCGATTGTGAAATTCCCGGCCAAGGAAGGCCAGCAAGAGTTCATCCAGCTATACGGCGGCGTTCCCTACGACCCGACGGACAAGAAATCCAAGCCGTGGGAGACGTATTTTGATCGATGAAACCGCGTCCACCATACCTGACCGAAATGCCGGTTTCGACCCGGATTATGGATCTGTTCAAATGGTACGAGCTATACGGGTTCTGTTGCCAATGCGGGCACATCGGGTCGATTGATAGGGAGATGCTCCTGCGCAAATACGGAACGCATACTTGGTTTGTAGACCTACACCGGCGCATGCGCTGCAAGGTCTGCACGACAAAGGGCTATGCCCAGTTTGGAATAACGAAAATGCCGAGGGGATAATGGCCGCTTACAAGAACGAAAACGCACACGTGGCCAAGGCTGGCAGCCTGTTCGTGCACCTCTGCGATTCAAACGGCTGCAAGGAGTGGGGAACCTTTGGTTATAAATTGTCGAATGGCCAGCTTTGGCTTTGTCGCGCCCATAAACAGGAAGGCGAGGATGCGCTGACTGGCAAAAAGAAATAGGCGCAGCCAGAATGACTTTCGGATTGATTCCTGCTGTTCACGAAAGATGAAACTACCCCTCTGCCATCAAGTTCCGTCTCTCGACAAACAAGTGCGACGCGCTATCTACGATCCAAAATAGTGAGAGGGTCGCTATGTCCAGTCCGGAAGAAACTGAGCCAACGGCGGATGGACTGAAAGAAGTTCTCCCATCGAAATCAGCAGCAATACACGAGCTGATCCGGCGAGATGGGGAAAAGGAGATAAATCGCGAAGCAATGGCGCTGCTTTGGTCGGCCATCGCGGGCGGTATCTCCATGAGCACGTCAATGATCGCCCGAGGCATTCTGGAGACTTATCTTCCAGACGACGATCTGTTCTTCCTGGTCAGTTCTGCCGGATACACAGTGGGTTTCATCATCGTTATCATCGCCAATCAGCAACTGTTTACGGAAAACACAATCACGCCGGTTCTTCCTTTCATGGTCGAGCCGACATTATCTCACTTTCTGAAGATGATAAGGCTTTGGGCAATCGTGCTTTTTGGCAATTTGGTTGGAGGGGCCATTGCTGCTTACGTTATGGCCTCCATGCCCATTTTTTCGGATGACGTGACGAGAACGTTTGTCGATATGGGGAAGCACCTTATGGCCAACACCAGCAATGAGTTGTTTAGCAAAGGCATAATGTCAGGTTGGCTTATAGCGACATTGGTCTGGATGCTGCATAGCACCAAGCAAGGGCACATAGCGCTTATATTTCTCATCACCTACCTCATTGCGATCGGTGATTTAACGCACATCGTCGTTGGCTCAATAGAGGTGCTGTTTCTTCTTATAATTGGGGAAGTCTCACCATTTGATAGCTTGTTCAAGTTCGGCCTTCCAACGTTGTTCGGAAATGTTGTTGGAGGAACATTCATCTTCGGACTAATTTCACACGCTCAGGTGCGTGCTGACGAATGATAAGCTGGTGAGGACGAGCGCATGTGCAATCTGTATAATATCACCACCACACATGAGGCCATGCGCCGCCTGTTCAAGAAATTCTCGGACCTGACGAACCGTGTCGATCCGCAGATGGATATCTTTCCCGACTATCCAGCCCCGGTTTTGCGAAACATCAAAGGCGATGAGGCAGAGCTCGCAATGCTCCGCTGGGGCATGCCTACGCCTCCGATGTATGTAAAGGGCGAAGCGGATAGCGGGGTTACCAATATCCGCAACCTCACTTCGCCTCACTGGAGGCGCTGGCAGGGCGTTGAAAGCAGGTGCATTGTCCCAGCCACGTCATTCTCCGAATACGGGCAGGACCCAGACCCGAAGACGAAGCGCAAGCCGCTGCACTGGTTCGCTCTCAATGAGGAAAAGCCGCTATTTGCCTTCGCAGGCATCTGGACCAGTTGGAAAGGCGTGCGGAAGAAGAAGGAAGGTCCGGTTGAAGTCGATATCTTTGCGTTCCTGACCACTGAACCAAATGCCGTGGTGAAGCCAGTTCATCCGAAGGCTATGCCGGTCATTCTCAGCACCACGGAAGAGATCGACACCTGGCTACGCGCCCCATGGGACGAAGCCAAGGAAATGCAAAAGCCCCTGCTCGATGCTGATCTGATCGACCTAACACCAAGCAACGACAATAAGGAAGAACAGGAAAGTTTGTTCTAGGGAGGATGGAATGCAAGGGCCGAAGAAAGACGAAGACTACCCGGAACGGTTCATGGATTGTCAGGAAGCCTTGGCCGATGGCCTGTTCGGCCTGATTGACGATGCGCAAGAGGCCGGATGGGATCGCATCGAAATAGCTCGTGCTATCGCAAGTATGGCCAAGGGCGTACAGATGGGAGAAATGGGCACAGACCCGGAGGAATAGCGTGGCGCTCACAGCGGAACCATTCCCCCTCCCCAGAGTTTTAATGATGCAAGAACGATAACTTCGCGCCAGTTCACCTCTACTGGCACCAGAACCATCGCTGGCGCAGCCCTGCCTAGCTCGTCCCTCGGCAGGGCATTTTTCAGTTATTCGCTGAGTCCGTACGAAGCTCAGCGGATAAAGCGCACGGCAATGACATGCACCTCAACTGCCGAGCGCGGCCCCGGCGTTTGTAGAGGACGTCGGGGCTTTACTTTTTATCTCTTATGAATAAAATTTTGAGCGCAGGCATATGAGACCTTCTTTCTCCCCCGCACTTTCGAGATGCGGGGTTCTTTTTGCCGTTCCAAAATCACGTTTTAATAAAATGAAAGTCCTGACCTTGTAAAAAGCGTTGGTTAACGCTAGATGACACGCATCGACTTTGTTATCGAACGACGCGGCTAAAATTCAAAGCCCTTCTTTTTCTCTCAAATCGTAAAACTCGCAGCGAATTAATTTTCGTTATTATTTAACCGTTCGATTTGAAGGATATTCAATATGACCAACGGAACAGTAAAATTCTTTAATGGCACAAAAGGCTTTGGATTTATTCAACCTGATGATGGCTCGCCGGATGTGTTCGTTCATGTTTCGGCTGTTGAGCGTGCAGGTTTGCATACACTCAATGAAGGCCAGAAAGTAAGCTTCGAACTCGTAGCGGATCGCCGCTCGGGCAAGAAGGCTGCCGATAATCTTCAGGCTCTTTGATAGGGCAATGATATTGTCTCCGGTCTTTGACCACGGATGTACTGGCATTGCTCGTTGAGACAATTGGAAGGTCGGGTCTGCCCGACCTTTTTTATTTGGCCCTGTTTTTCTGACCCGAATGCGGATCCAACAGCCGGAAGGACAGTATAAGATGGGTGAGCCCACCAAAGAAACGCTCTTCAAGCAGCCTCGCACGCGTATGGAAACAAAAAACGCTGTGACCGACAAGGCCGCCAAAGGCATTCTGGAAAACGAAAGAGCAGCAGTTGATGCAAAAACTGCCCGGCTCCGAGCTGCGCGTTTGGAGCGCGAGCGCACCAAATTTTCAAAAGAGTAGGATAGAAATTGCAGGTACTCGTAAGGGATAACAATGTTGACCAGGCTCTCCGCGCACTAAAAAAGAAGCTGCAACGCGAAGGTGTCTTTCGTGAAATGAGAGAACGCCGCGCCTATGAAAAGCCGTCAGAAAAACGCATCCGCGAGAAAGACGAAGCCATCCGTCGCGCTCGCAAAGACGCAAAAAAGAGAGCGCAACGCGAGGGCCTTTTGCCAAAGCCGAAACGAAAGGTCGCGCCGACGCGGCCGAGGCAAACCCAATCCCCGTCAAGCGCGTCGTGAATCTTCCCCGCAGCGATGCGGGGTTCTTTTTTTAGGCCGCCCGTCTCTCCTCCACTTTCTTAAGCCTCTCCGCGAAATATATGATTTTGTTCAGATCATACATCCGACTGGCCGCGTCTTTTTCCCCGAACCGATAGCAAGCCTTAAAGATGTTGCCGAGCGCGAAGGACATGCCTTTGTGCTCGATGAGATCGTTCAGTTCGGTCGCTTGTGGCGGTAGCTCGTAGTAGCTCGTGCTGCCGCCGTCGGAGGTCACACGCGCCCTGTCTGTCATGGGACATACAGTCTCCTCGTGTTTGGTTGGTGGCCGTGGTGAGCGGCGCAAAAGGAAGGATGGAATGTCTCGATAAATGTGGTGTTAATGGAAGGGTAACCAATACGCGTTGCGCCTAGAATTATCTAAACTCGCAATCAGATTGACGAACTGTAAAGCCTTCAAAACCTTCGCTGCGGAGAATATCCTCGACGTCTGACCGCCGAAGCTCGCAACTGGGGCCAATAATCACGGTCTCAATGGCGCCTTTACTCTCAGCCCGTCCTTGCGATCTTTTGCCATAAGGGAATGAAAAATAACGAACAGGCCCGTTCGCGCCGTCTCTTTGGAGAGGCTCATTCCACTCAACGAACTCCCCGTCATCGTGCAGCGACGTAATTCTACCGATGTCGGCATTAGAAGAAGGACGTGTGTGAACTTGATTGTATATTACCCGGACTTCTTTTTCGTATTCCCAAGATCGATGTTTTACGCAAGATATAGATGCAAGAGCTTCAACTGTCGTTAATGCACGTTCAACGCTGCGAACACTTCCCAGTCTCTGCGCTAGTTTCAGTACTACTTGTTGAAAATACTGTTCAATATCGTCTTCTGCATATCTAACAAGCTGTACCCTTCCCGGAACCGACGAAAGCGCTGTCGGACGGAAACCTATACTTATTCCTGCTCCATCGCCAGCATAGTACCTCCACATAGGTAGCTCGTCGCCTCTACTCGAAAAACAGCAGGCGTAACATGAAGATTTCTGTCGAAAGTTCATCACTTCAAATAAGAGACTTTGCATATCGCGATTACTTACACCGCTAACATCATCGTCTCGATAGTTCGTTATCGCCTCTGATAACAGCTTCATGCCAAGATTAAATTCTCTTGGATCATTGAGCGTAGTGGTATCAGAAAGCCAAAGTTGTTTGGAGGCGATAATTCCTTTAAATCCTGATGTATCAGTATAATAGAACAGCGCCGAACTCGGTTTATACTCAAAAAACGCCATACTGCCCGCCTTTCTTTAATTCAAATTGGCGGGCGCGGATGACATTGGCAAGTGAGGTAACCCGGTTAAAACCGGGTTTTCCGCAGGAATCCACTGAGTAAACTATACCGCTCCTCTTCACCAATGACAGTCGATGTGGAGCATGCCATATATGCACAGTGATTATGTGTGGGGGTACTCTTTTGGCCTATTTTATGAAAACCATGTGGGAAACGTATACGCTTAACGACGTTACCTACAATTTTGATCATCTTAATGAATTTTACATGGTCGCCAACGATTCACTGGGGAACGAAAAGCGTCTCATCGTCACTTATAATGACCACGTTTTCACCAGAGATCCCATGCCAAATGAAACTATCGAGCTGGCATTTCCCAATGCGGCACGAACTCCATTCGGTGTTTTTTGCGCAGACAGGTATGCAATGTCGCTCACACTTCCTGCGATAATTCAAGAACTTCCCACACAAAGAATATGGAATTTAGCAAAAACTGATTGTTATGCGCACGTACCGACTGTTGACCACAATGGTCAAAACCAGCTTTATTCAATTATATTCAGTCTTTTCCCAATAAAAAACCCAAAAATACCACACGATTTCAGGCTGCACATTAGGTCTGCTTATATATGCGACATAAAGGAGCCAGATACGTTCGGAGATATACGATTCTCGCATCTTCTCACTGTAACTAGCAACGGCAATTCACCGAGCCGGATATTCAATCGAAACAGGAAGAAGCCAAAGCTATAAAAACAAACGACCCCTTTCGGGGTCGCAGCAACCAATTAAGGTTTGGGGGGCAAAACTCTTGGTCTCCCTATCCTTGCATCCGCAAGGACCGAACTTACGCTCGGTGGTGTTGGCTATCTCACGCCCAAAGTCCAACGATCTGGTTTATCACTTAAACAGTATTGACGCTTCCGTCAAGGAATATCTCACGTTTTCCGTGAATCTAACGTGAATGTATACCCCGCAGGAAGCCTCAATTATATGGGTATCGAAGGTTGTGTTACAAGACGCCCTTCGGGCCGCTTATGTCCTCCCCCGCGTCGTCGTCCTCGTCGCCATGATGTTATCAATGCGCTCGGTGAGCCCATCGATGCGATGTGCCACGCTTTCTATGGCCCGCATGATCTGGGACGTCTGTTCCTGCATGCCTGCTTTCGTGGCGAAGGTCTCAGCCGCGCGCAGCTTGTATTCGGAAAGCTCCTGCCGCGTCAGGCTGGCAAGTGCGGTCGCAGCGTCAGCTTTTGCAGCGTTGCGCGTTTCGGCTTTTGCGATCTGGCTTTCCACGTACTTCCAGAGGCCGAACAGAAAGCCCATCAGCATCACGATAAAGCCGACGACGGCCATGATTTCGGCGCCGGTCATTGCACACCCTCGGAAGTTATGTTGCAATTGTCTGATCTAAAGGGATGGGGGAGATGTTTGACAATCAGACTATCGGGGTGACTTGCCCTAAATGCAGAAACCAGATTGAGACGACTATCGGATGGCTCAAAACCAGCGACAAGGTCACCTGTACCGGGTGCAGTTCTGACTTCGTCATTGATAAAGAAAAGCTCTTCACCGGAATTAAGAAGGCCGAGGAGGCGTCCGCCAAACTCAGGAGGTCGATCGGAGACATCGGAGAAGACCGATAGAGTTTGCGAGGCGCTACTCATATCCAGGCGCAACAGCAAGATATTCACGGACGCACCCCGCACAGCTTTTCCAGTTTGGTGTTCTCCGCGATGATCTGGCGCTTCGTGCCGTCCGTCAGGCTATCCTCGACACTCGGGCGGACAGGCCGGGCTACATCACAGTAGCTACCGGCCGTCACGCATCCACCGAGACAGAGCAGCATCAACATCAGAGCCGCCAAGCTTGCTGGTTTCATCTTCGATTTTCCTTGCTTTGTTGGCAGCCTTCAGCCGGTCGGCGGTGGCGCTTGTGGCGTTGTCCGCCCTGCCCTTGAGGTAAGCGCCAGCCAGAATCGCAAGGGCCGCAGCGACAGCCACGGCCCAGCCTGCAAGGCGCGCTTTTATTGTTGCCAGCCAGGTCATGGCGTAATCCCCGTCAACAGCATCGAGACAGTGCCGTCGCGATCGCGGCGGATCAAATAGCCATCGCGCGTCTCGGTGATTCCTTGGGCAAAGGTTAGTTTGGCGCCGCGCCATTCCTGTGTCTTGCCGCCGTAAGCGACTTCTGCGGTCTGCGCATCAGTGTCGTATTCAATTATGATCCTCACGCCGCCGCCCTCTTCAGTTCGAGCCGGCCGCTCTTCCAGAGCCAGAATCCCGCGCCTGCTGCGACCAGCAGGAGCGCGACGGTTGCGAACGCCCACGGGTTGCTGACGGCGCCGATAAGGCCGGTCACAAGCGTGCCGCCGGTGCCTGCAACAATCGTCTGCACCGTCTTGTCCTGCAGCAGAGGCGCATCATCAGGCTTGGCGTCTTCGGCTACGGCAGGCTTCATTTCGCGGGCCGCAACGAGGCTATCGAGGAAGTTGCGGTAATAGCCGGCGATGAGGCTGGCCTTATCAGTGCCATTGACGATGGCACGGGCGCCTACTGGGTTAGCGTTACCGGCACCGAAATAGTCGGCCAACCGCTTGCCCGTGAACTTGCCGTTGATCATTCCGTCAAACAGGATGCGCACGGCTGTGCCGTCCTCAAGCGCCTTATCTGGCGTATCGCCGAGGCCATACTTCTTATAGTTGTCGCGCCCGGTGATCATCGCCAAGCCGCGACCGCGGAACCGCCAGCCGTCATTGGCGCCGGTATTACCCATGCGCCCGCCGTAGACCTTGTTCGCCAGAACTTGCGGGTTGCGCACATAAGGCTGGGCGCTCTGCACAGTGGAAAAGCGCGACGGCCAGACCTGTCTGATGCGTGCTGCACTGGTGTAGGTAAGGTTTTCTTCGATCGGCTGCATCTTGCCGCCGGTCTCGTGGAATGCCGTTGCGAGCACATAAGCCGTCTGCTCGTCCGGCAGGCCTCGGCGCTCAGCCTCAGCCAGAATTGCCGACGTGCCGTCGACCTGTGCCTGCGAAAGACGGCCGCCAAAAGGCGCGCGCCTCGCATACGCGAAGAACGTTGTTTTGTTCATGGGGATGTCCTGAAATTTAAGGATAAGAGGTTCTTGAAACCGCCGACGCGGTCACTAAATCGAAGCCGTCATTCCAACTTTTCGTTCGATCAGATGGAGGTTTCGATGAGCGACCGTTTGTTTGACAGTCCTATTTTCGTTAAGGACGGCGAGTATTTAATCCAAGAGATTGCAAGCATCGAAGATGCTATTGATTTTCTTTATGAATGGCCCGACGAACAACGCGACGTCATATTTGAGGTTACGTGGAAAACCTGCTGCGATGCACAGAATGGGCTTAAGCCGGTTCACGTAGCGCGTAACGCATTCGAAGGCTTCGCGAGAAAGCGCAATCTGCTTGAACAGCCGGAAGCGGCAATCCCATGGATGATGAGCAAAGCTTCGAGCGGCGGTAGAATTCCGATGTGAGGTGGTGTCATGCACTGGTATTTTCTAATTGAGGGCACAATCTTCGTTGCGCTGCTCTGGGTCATATCAATGCTTTTCTGGGACACCAGACGAAAACAATGAACATAGACCCCCGGCTCATTCCGGGGTTTTTCTTGAGGATTTTGTCGTCGGAGGGTTGTCCGACGAACGAGCAAGGGCCATTACCGCCTGACCTCTCCCCAAGACAAAGGTAGTTCACCAAATGCTAGTAAGATGGTCCGGCTTCGGAATGGTATCGGTTTTTGTGCTGATTGCAGGAATGCTTGGAGCAACTTTCCTACTGCGGCCATATTTCATGCAGAGCATGGCACTTCATCCCGCCGCTTACGTCGCCAACGGTATCGGTCTAATCCTCGGTGCCGCTGCCAACCTTTTTGTGGCCGCAGCTTTCAACAAGATCTCTTCCGAAACGTATCACAGCTTCATGGGTATCAGCATGATTGGATGGTCGGTTATTGGTGCCGTCGGAGGTGTAGCCCTCGCTGTGTATGGATGGACGCTATAGTCGCTGCGTCTATGATATACTTCATCAGCGTGCCCATCGTGTTCGCCGCACGTGGAGGCGCGTAGCCCCGGCGTATTGGGAGACGTGCCGGGGTTTTCTTGTTCATCCCGAAACAGACTGTTTACAATATGCGAGATAAACGTCGACTGGGCACCTATTATTGCTTTCAGCGTGATTTCCCAAGGTGCTCGGCCCCAGTTCAGTGAAACCTTACTGGGGCCTTATCCTTCGCCAAGAAAAAGCCACCTCAGAGGGCGGCGGGTGTGTCGAGTAACCGATATCATTTATTATACTGCGAGAAGCTCCGCCGCTCTATCTTCTCCAAACAATTCGGTCGCCATCTGAACGAGAAGAGGCCACAGTTCATGATCGGATCGGAAGGTGTTTGCTGTCAGGAAAATCTGTCGGGTGCGGAACGGCTGTGTTGCCATTACAGCATTTACTTGCTCCGCCTCGGCTTCAGTCATGCGCTCCCACAGCGTAACTGCTGGAAGAATGGTGACTGGCTCTGGTTGGATTATTGGTTCCGGCGGCGGTGGCTCCACCAATTGTCCATCTGGAGCGCGCCACAGCTGCATTATGGAAGCGCGGAGCCATTGCTCATCTGTTACGGCCACTGCATCGGCAGGTATGGCAGGGTTCAGCTTCCCCTTTTCCGTGGGTGGGTAGGTGACTTCGTCATAATAGAACAGCGGATAGCCTTCTGGGCCGAATTTGATGAATTTGTACTGCATTTTTCTACCTCACCAAAAAGCCATGTGCTCTCGTGTTGCTGCCCTGAAGCAAGGGGGAGCCAGCGGCATTTACTAACTCGAACTCAAAGGTAACAGTGTCTCCGACGGTCAGAGGTATCACGCTCGTTATCGTGACATGCTTGAAATATAAGCTCTTGTTTTCGATGCCGCCAATGACAGTAGTCCCGTTCCTCTTTATTCTGAGAATTGCATATCCGGTATTATCTTGGCCGACGTTCCATTGTGCCGAGAACGAAAAGAGGTAATTACCTGCTTCTGGACAAAGAAATCTCGACCCGTTCCAGTGATTTCCAACATTGACATGCGTCGCTGTCATGTTGACGGCATTGATGCCATTACCGATAGAAATATCAGCTGGCGGATAAGCTGAAAAAATAGGACGGTCCGAACCCGTAACCGTGCGCAAGGCTGTTGCATTTGCGGTAGCGACCACAGAACGCCCGTATGTGGTGATGTCTGAAAGAAGAACATCGCCATTCGCATCGGTATTTAGCAGCTTGCTCGCTGCCAGAGCGATGGACTTAAGTGCACCCGTCTCATCAGTTTGAAGGATTTGGCGAGCGCCCAACGTGAGTGCCGTCAACGCGCCAGTTTCATCCGTCTGCAATATCTGACGCGCCGCCAGTGTCAGCGCGGCCAGCTTGGCGAGACTGCCGTTCGGGTCCGGAGTACCGAGCTCAGACTTATCAATCAGGTCATAAAGACCGGCAGCGTTGCCGATCAGAAGATTGCCTTCTTCTACTGGAATGCTCGCAATGTTCGAAAGAACACCATTGCCAAGGAGTTCAATCAGCAATGTAGTCTGAGCTGTAACGCGTGCGCCATCTGGTAGATAGCGCGCACGATATGGGGCATCAGTCAGGCCAGTTCCTGTCCAGGGATCAGCCAGCGTCAACTGCGTGTTGCTATCGACGCTGGCGATTACTGCCGTCAGGTTCTGGATTTGGAGCGTGTCGCCCGGTCGAAAGGCCGCCGTTGTGAACATGGTTCCCGTACCCGTGACGGTCGTGGAACCATTGGCAAGCGTGATCGTCCCGGTCACATAGTCAGGCAAAACAGCCATGAATTACCTCCCCGCGCTGTCAACGCGGTTTCCTATGATTGGATTTGGATGAAAGTCAGCGTTTCCAGACAAGCGCTTTCACATCGCCCACCGTGTTGCCGATTGAGTTTGTGCCTGAACTGGTAATAACGGTGATCTGCAAGCCGTAAACGTTAGTCCCTGTAATGGCGGTAAAATCAATATTACAAGCCCCCAAGGGCAGTGAGTTTTGTCCCCCGGTAACAGAGGCCGTGTTGGAAACAATTTCTGAGCCTGTCGTCATGTTCCACAAGGTGAGTTTCAAGTTGATTGAGCTACCGGTGGAGGCTGTAAACGGAGTGGCCACATTACACCCCACAACCACTGCATTACCCGCAGGATTGCTAATTGTCAGAGCAGCGACCACACCAGAAGTTCCAGTCAATAACTGATTGAAAGGGGATCGATTTGGCTGGGTGACGGCGTTGAAATCAAGGTTACTCGTTTTCACCACTAGATTGTCGATCACCGCATTTTGTATCTGCGCCCACTGGATTTGCACGTTGACGATCTTCGCCCAGTCCATGACGAAGCCTTCGCCGTACATGACGTTATTCTGGATGACGAAAGGCTTGAAGAACTGAGTTCCATTCGAGAATACGATCTGTTCCGCAATAAGAGCTATACGCGCCTGAGTGCTGGTAACATCAAGAAACAAGCCAGCACTTTTGAAGCTGTCATCTGTCCCACCGCGCACTTCCATACCAATACGAGCATTCCAGCCTGACGGGGCAACGTAAGTACCCATGCGGAAAGTAGCGTTCGCTGACACCTCATTGACGTTGGACGACAGTTGCGTGAGCAGGTTTGCCTGCGCCGTCACATCGCCTTCAACTCCATCAACGCGCACCTGCAGAAGCTGAATGATGCTAGCGCCTGTATTGTCCCAGAGTTGAGCATTGATGCGTGTCAGCTGCTGGCCAATGGCGCTGTTTGGTCCGGTAGCAACAATGATATCTTCCTGCCATCGGGCTTGAGCATTGCCAAACGTGCTCGACAACTGCCGCGTCAGTCGCTGAATATCGGAATAATTGCTGTTGTGGTTGTCCGCTGTCAGCGTCGCTAGTTCTTCCGCCTGACGGATCAGCTCTCGCACCTGTGGCCCTATCCAGCCCAGATAGCCTTTCAGATCATCGGCCAACCCTTCGTAATCGATCGGGTTCTGATCGCCTTGTGCATTCAGCGTCCGAAATGGCCTTGCCGCGGCCCACGCCACAGCACGCCCATTATCGACACGCAGGCGCGTCCGAACGAACCAGTCCGTAAGAGAGGTAAGGCCTTCAACCAGCAGAACATTCACCACGTCCCATGTCACGAAGCGCTTGAACACCTGGCTTGGATCATTGGCCGGCCAATACTCGATATCGACACCGACAACAGAAATGTCATCGATCGCATCCCACAGCAACCGTGCACCCGGCAATTCACCAGCGCCATCAGCCTTGACGATGGTCGGAATGACATCAAAATTCTGCACCTCGGCCAGATATTGCGGCGGCGGAATGACGATGATGTTCGGCGGGTTGGTTTCATAAGCCGTCGGATCGAAGACGCCATTGCTGATCTGTTGCAGCGCAATTGAGATATCGCGGGCGCCGTCAGTATTGATGCCGCCGAGCTGCCGGGTCAGAACCTGATATGTCCGGTCGCCATATTTTGCGCTATTCCAGCGAACCCACCGGCCTTCCTTGATCGTGTCGAGGAATTTCGGATGAACGACGATTTCCGCTGATGCCTGATAACGCGCCCCACGGATTGCGATGTCAGCCAGCCTGTCCACCTGCCGCACATCGGTGACGGCAGCGTAAGGAATGGCGCTGGCAAGCGTTTCGCGATCTTCGGCCAGCGCACCAGCATCGATGCGAGTTGCCGCGTCCTTCGTTTCATAGAAGTCATCCGGCGAGACATATGAGGCCGCAACCGTGTTGATAAGTTCTGTACGCTTGCGCTTTGCGCTGAAACGAAGCGGTGCACCACGCTTGATATCTGCGTCGGTGATGGTTGCAACGATGGCCTGCGGAGCGCCCGCAATCGGGAATTCGCCATCGACACGCTCTACCCACGAGCCGCACATGGCTTCGAGGATCGGCGATAGGTTGGCGTCGTGGTTCGCGCCGGGACCATCCTTGGCAATCGCATGGGCGCGATAGCGCTTAGAACCGTCCGACATGACTTCGTCGCAGATGTTCGCTGCCTGGGTGTATTCTGCCAATGGCAGGCGGCTTGCACGAACAGCCTTGCCGACCATGCGCTGCGATCCATTGTAGAAGCCGCGCTCCAGATTGTAGATCTGAACCGGCGGATTATCGGAATATTCCCACGTGCTCTGGTCACTCCAGCGATGCGCGCCCGATCCGCCCATCGTGCTGTCCTTACGCCAATCATAAAGCGGCGCTCCGACGACTTCGAAGAGTAGCTTTGCCGGCGAGGTCAGTCCGTCGCCGTTCTTGCGAAGTTCGGAAAATACGATGGCATAGGCAACGCCGGCACCACGATGGTTCGCAGTCCAGCGCCCGGCAGGGCGGGCATTGTTGATCAGCGTCGGTTCGGCCTGCTGATCCATCGTGCCGTAATAGAACTTGACGCGGACATTGTCGTGATCGTCGCCGCTCGTGCCTTCGTTCGGCACAAGCCAGTAACCGTCGGAATCTTGCTGCACCAAGCTCCGCCATTCGCCATTGTAGCGAACACGTGGAACAGCCGTAATGCGAAAGCTCGACAGAACGAACACGTCCTGTATCAGACGCCCGCCGCTACCATAGCTGTTGCGATAGATGTGATGGCCTTCGGTCGCACAGGTACCAAGAATGACCGAACGCGGAATATTGGCGCCATACTGCGTTTCCAGCTCCGACGCTCGGCTTTGCGTCTTCGGAGGAAACAGCGCATTGACGGCGTATTTCAGCGCAATGCCGAAGGCTGTCTGAGCGATACCGGCAAGGATCGGGCTCGCTGCAGCCCATGCGGCCACGCTTGACACGATGCCGCCGATAGCGGTGAAGATAGGCGCTAAAAATGGCATACGGCGGCCTCATGCAGGCGCAACAAAAAAGGCCCGCTGCTGGCGGACCTTCAAAGGCGCAAATTGTAGTGGTGGTTAGCTGCCGACCTTATAGGCCTGCTCGATTTTGGTCACCGGAAAGAACGTGAGCCCATACGGCTGCTTGACCGCGAAACCAGACCCGCAAATGAACCCGGCCACATATTCGTCATTGATCAGCATCACGCCGACATCGCCGCGGCGAGCAGAGAGCCGATTGACTGCCTCAAGCTGGAGATAGGTTTCAAGCACGTCCTTGACGTTCTCGCAGCCATTGGCGCGCATCTTACGAGCTGCACCGGCTTCGGTTTTGTACTTACCTCGAAACTCGGCGAGTGGATCTTCTCCGGTGACGGCCTTGATTGCATCGGCTGCCGTCATCAGACAGTCTGAAATGCCCCACTCCGGCAAGATCGATACGTGAACTGTCGCAAGGTCTTCCAGCGCCCGATCCCAGCCGGGGACCCTAGCCGAATTTGATTTTGAAGAATTCATTCTTGGTCCTTGCTGCGTACTCGAAAAGCATATCGCCCGGCGAAACAAGCTGCTGATCCTCATGTGAGGCGTAGCGATAGCCTTCGCGGAAATTGTCGACTGCGCCGGTCTCGATATGACCTTCTAGCCAAACGCTGTCACCTTCCTCGCGGTGATCAATGGTATCGACATAGCCGTACCAGGTCGGCTCGGCGTGAAGGAACTCGTTCGTGTCTGGGTCGAAATAGAAGTCGTAGAACGTGACAGGGCGGTTCTTGTAATCTTCCTGCTCAATCAGGCCGAGTTTGTCGGGCGTCAGGCCAAAGTCGGCAGCAGCGGGCAGTCGCATCGTCACGGGCTGTGCTGCCGTGCCGAGCGCGTACATCGGCTCATCGATGTCGATGATAGTGTTGCCGTGATAGGTCAGGCCGCCATAGTCAACACTGCCCTTACCCGAAAAAAACCCGTAGATGCCGGTGCCGAACTCGAACTTGACGGCAGAGGCGATCTTGCCCCTGCCCTCGTCGAGCAATTGCTGTAGACGTGCTGGGAAAGCCATTAGTTACCGCCAATTCATCGAAAGGGTGGATTGAACCGTGCCCAGCTGATATCTGGCCGGCATGATTAGAAGCGTTTGCATGTTGATTGTCGGTTTCGGAGCACTCATTCAGGGGTTGCTCCGCCTTGGAAAACCAGCCCAAGCAGTAGAAAAAACGGGCTGGTTGTATCAGCAGTTCGGTGATCAAGGCGTAGCTATCGGCATGATAGTTCTCGGCGCCGTCGCGTTGGTCATCGGGGCCATCATGTTCAACAACACTTGGGTTAGCGCTATTCGTGCGCGGAGGCAACGGTAGGCGAGCCTACTTCGGCACCTCAATGAGCTGGAACGACGCATCGGGAAACTTGCCTTCGCCGATTTCCCATGTCCGCGGCATAAGCCGCATGTTCATCACGGGATTTTTGAAACGAACCGTCGCGCCGACGGTGATATAGGACGGCAAGAATGGCTCGATCTTCACCTGCAATGTCGTGCTTGCCGCTGTGGCATTGGCAACGATGCGAGCGATGAAGTTGTAATCGCCAATCGTGAATCCGATCAGATCGCCGCTCAACAGCTTCAATCCGACTGCCACGCCGTTAAGCGTGAGCGTGTTGCCGTTGATCGCGCCCAAGGTTGCCGTACCGCCAATCGCCGGATTGTTTGCGTCACCCCAATAGGCTTGCGGGATGCAAACATGCTTAGGTGTATAGTGCACGGTCACCTGACCGCCCCTACAACGATCAATGAACGCCTCGAGCACATTGCGCTTGGCATTCGTCAAGTCGGTAATTTTCGCAGTCCAAGTCCAGAACGGATCGCCGTTCTCAATCGCTGAAATTGCCCGATCCCCGTACTGAGACATGGAAACCGGGCGATTCAGGACCGGGAAAGTCGGCTGATATCGAAGGCCGGTCGGGAGAAGTTCAGCCATTACTTTGCCAGTCCTCTTGAGTTCACCTGCCGAAGATCGCGCGCGGTTCGAACGGCACCTGACTTATCGTAGGAAGCCAGTCCTTGCTTTACGTTACGCTGTGAGATGCGTTCGACTTCGGCCTGCCAGTTGCCGTCGCGATCCACAAAGACACGAACATCAGCAATGCCGGATTGCGCTTGCTGTGTAGCAGCAGATGATCGCAGGATCGGCATGGATGGCGCGCGCAAAGGCGAGCCGCCGTCTTTCAACCCAATGACGCCGCCGCCGTTGATGGCTTCAAGCAAAGCACGGTTGCGCTTCGTAGCTGCCGCGTTTACGACGAATTCCTCGTCGCTCAGCATCGCCGGGATTTTGTCGCCACGTGGACCGCCAGGACCGCGAACGATACCACCGCCAGCGCGCTTTACCGGTCCACCGTTCTTACGGAATATACCGCCCAGAGCACCGAATAAATCGAAGCCGCCCTTGTCGGTATCGAAGATCGAATTCAGTGCGATCTCAAGCAGCTTGTCGGCGATCTTCCCGAGTGCGTTGGCAAAAGTTTCCGCAGCACTTGCCCCGTTGATAAGATCGCTGGCGATCCCGCCGACCAGATCCTTCTGGAAGGATGCCATTTCCTCGGCGGTTTCCTTGACCTTGTTCTGTGCCTCGGCAAGCTTTTCAGCCTCTGAACTGGCATATGCCCATTGATCTGCCGTAGCAGCAATCTGCGCACGCAGTTCGGGAGTAAGGGCAACACCAGCCTTTTGAGCGGCGTTGAGTAGTTCCTGCTCTGTGCGCGCCTTCTCCATGGCATAGCCATAGTCATTGACCAGCGGGTTGATCTGGCGCTGTGCTTCGGTCTCCGCAATAAGGGCGGCCGTACGGTCGGTGATACGTTGAACGTTATCGTCAAAGCGCTCAGCAGGGGTTTTCTTCGTTCGACCCTTCTTCTTGTCGTCCGGAGTTACCGGGATGCCGCCGCCGTAACCTTCTGTGTTGCGAACTGGCTTTTTCTTGCCGCTCACATAGTCTTCGAAGAGCTGCTGCTTACCCTCGTAGTCCTTAATCTGCTCTTCCAGTTTATCAATAAGGTCCTGACGGTCTTTAACGGCAGGGCTATTATCGACAGTGTTCTGGATGTCCGTTGCTTCCGGGGTCGGTAGCAACGACATTGAAGGATTAATCTCCTCCTTGATTATAGCAGCAGCCAGCTCGCGCTCAGCCTTCGCACGCACCAATGCGGACTTAGCCGCATCTAGATCGGCGGCAATTTTACTGCGGGTCGATGCCACGGCTTCGCTATTAGCGTAGTCGAGGTTTTCAATTTGGAAGCTCAGTTCCTTGACCGCGGCTTGATGAGCCTTCGCAGACTTCTCTGCATCTGTCTGCCGATCTGACATCAGATACAAAGAAGCGGCGGCTGCTCCTGCAAGCAGCCCAATAGGGCCAAGGGCTGCGCTAAAACTTGCTGCGAGTGGAATACCAGCACGGAATGCCGTCAATAGCGCACCAAGCGCCGATACGACGTTACCAATACCAAGAACCATACCGCCAATGGCGCGACCAGTCAGAGCAGCAATTGCAACCGTTGCGAATGCTACCGCGGCGTCGGCTACATCCTTGAAATTGTCGGCAAGATACTGCAGTGCCTGCACTAACCTTGCACTCGCTCCGGCAGACTGATCGGCATTCCCAATATAGGCGGTGAACTCATTATTGATGCGGGTGAACGCATCTTTGATCGTTGCATTTGTTGCAGCGAAAGCAGCTTCGATCGGCTTCTGCGCGTTCAAAATAGCCTTGAAAACGCGGTCGGTCGTGAGCTTACCTTCCTCGCCGAGCTTCTTCAGCCCTGCGATCGAGACCTTGAACTCATCCGCAATTGCCTTAGCGATGATCGGCGCGTTTTCGCGGATGGAGCGAAGTTCATCGCCCTGCAAGACACCTGAGCCCAATGCCTGAGACAGCTGCAGGATGCCTGCGATTTGTTCCTGCGTACTGGCGCCGCCAGCCTTAAATGCCTTGGTAACAATATCTGTTGCAGTCGCGATTTCCTGTTCGGACTTAGCCACAGCCGATGCCGAACGGATGAGTTTGGCATAAAGATCGACGTAGGTTGTCAGATCGGCTCTCGCCGCGTTCGCACCGTCCTTCAATTGGTTTAGGCTTCTGGTCTGTACGCCCGCGATCTGAGCCGCAGCACGGATCTTGTTGCCAGCTTCAGTCCACGCGTCAGCGTATTCGATAATTTCGCGAGTGCCCAATGCCGCACCAATGCCAGCGGCGGGCCCGGCAAGGTTGCGAAACGTATTTCCAAGAATACCGTCAAGATTTCTGTTGAGCGAACGCGCGCGTCGCTCAATGGCGTTGAATTGCGCGTTGGTGATATTGTTCGCCCTAGCCAGCGACCTTTCAAATGATTTGAAATCGGCCGACAGTTGGACGACCAACTTTTCAATGTCAGTTGCCATGCCAGATCACGTCCTGATATGTTGTAGGGGAAATTCGCGGCGGAGGGCGTTAGATGGTTCTGAGGCAAAGACTGACGGGGATGGGCAAGCTAGGCGTTGCCCTTTTTCTTGTTGGGCCCGTTATGAGCATTGGCACACGCCAATGGCTGGTCTCGTACCTGGAATCCTTACGCGGCACTGGGCTTACGTCAGTTCCTGACGTAAGCCTCTATCATGCAGTGATTGTAGCCGGAGCCATTGCGACGCTGATTTCAGTGCCCTTGATGCTTCTCGGTCGAGAATACGTCAGCCAGACGTAATCCAGTCAAAAAGCTCATCGACTTCTGCCGTCGACAACCCCTTACCATCATCCGTGGAATTCGCTCTGATGTACCCGTCAACGGCAGCCATGAACTTCCACATTGACATGCGTCCTACTTCTTCCGGCGTGAAGCCGAGCGCCGCCCCGTTGCCGTAGACCGCGGCAAATCTGATTTTTCCATTGGGGAGGGCGTCGAGTTGTTCTCCGCCAGATTTGCCGCCTCTTGCTCCCCCACAGGTTCCTCTGGCGCCCCCATAATGCCAACTTTAAGAATGGCAGTCGCGAAAACGAGGTTTTCGAGCGGCGGGCGCTTCTCGACGTATGTTCGCACAAGCTTCGTGGCCGCCGTCGGCTCCAAGCCTCCGCCAATCAATCCCTGCCGGATCACATGGGCGATATCGCCAACCCGGCACTGTTTGGTGAATAGCCGCTCCAGAATGACCCAAGGGCCAGCGTCGCAGGCCTCCTGCAGCGCTTCCAATTCAGCCCACGGCAAGGCGAACGTATAAGTACCGTCCGCCCAATCGAGTTCAATCTTAGCGTCTCTGCTCATTATGGAGCCGTCGCAGCAGATGCGCGGACCATTTCGCCGTCCGACTGCATCGAAACATTGATAGTTGCACGCTCGCCGTTATTACCGCCGACTTCAAGGCTTTCGATATGCATCTTGCCGGTGTACGTGTAGGTAGTAACCGGGAAAACGAGCTCGACCTGAACGGGCACGGAATCGATGCTTTCCCAACCGTCCAGCCATGCAACGATCGATTCCGACGCCAGAACGCCCTCGCCGCTGATGCTCATAGAAAGCGACGCTGCGTCGCGGCCCAACCAATCTACGGCGTCGGGGTCCAGACAGTCAGGAATCGAAACTTCGTTAAGGTTCTTGGTAAGCGTGATCGAGCGCTGCGTCAGTCCGCAGGGTGCGGTATAGACGATCGGCGTTGCATCATCACCAAGCTTCACGCGGACCTTGCCGCCTTTAATGGTAGTGGCCTGAGCCATGGAAAACTCCATACGAAAAAGGCCGCTCAATGGCGGCCATAAACAGTTTTTGGGTGATTGGCGTGGAAGCGCTAAGGCTGCTCGATGAACGCCGTGAAGCGGACAGACGCATGATTGATCGCGCCGTCGCGGATGTAGTCGGTGCGCCAGTATCGGAAATCGACAAGCGCGTTGTCTGACAGGGTTGGTTCCCAGTCTCTCAGCGCCAGGCGAACAGCGTTCGCAATCTCGCGCATTTGCCTTTGTGGAAGTTCCAGCGACCAGACATCGATCTGGAAAATGATGTCGTGCCCATAGACACAATCGGCGTCGTCCGCCGTCGAGCTTGATGGCCCGATGCTGACATAAGGAAAAATCGACGGCGCGACCTGTCCTTGGTCGTTAGTTGGCGGATTGTCGTAACTGCGCTGGCCGACCAGTGCCACAAGCGCAGGAAAGCTACGCAGGCGCGGGATAACCGCACTCTGCAACTCTTGGATTGGGTCCATTGCTATTGCCCCGCTGCAGCTAGTTTGGCGGCTTTGGTGATTGCTCGCCGAACCCGGCTTTTCACCTTTTTGCGGTTGGCTCGCCACGACACCCAGAAGAAAGGGGATGCCTTGGCACCCGGATGCTGTGCACCGTTGAACATGCCACCGACGATGTGCGGCGCGGTGCCAAATTCTACAAGGTGACCGTAGCGCACCTTAGAATTGCCAGCGTAGATGGTGATCGTAAGATCGCCCGCCAAGCTGGATTTCACCGCTGCCAAGGTCATCGAATATTTAGGCTTCTTGCCCCACGTCCAGGCTATGGAATCCCGTAGGTCGCCGTCATCGACGGGAACTAGCGATTTCATCATGGCAACGACTTCGTCAGCGCCCTGCGCCATGGCCGCTTTGATGGTTTCTTTTGCCACGTCTGGTAGGCGCTTTAATTTTCGCTCGAGCTTGGCTAGCCCGAGAATAGTTACGCCCCTAGCCATATTCGCCCTCAATCACGAGCATTTCCAGCATCGCGTCGCGTTCGTCGGGGTTGACGACGGTCTTGATCCCAAACACACGGTTCGGTTCTGCCCCGGTCTTACCCGCTCGAGCATCGTAAGCACGCCATGACGCCGTTACCTGTCTTGCCTGTCCGCTGCTGCGGATCGTCAGATTGTAAGGCTGCAGGGATTGCATTCGTGCGGCCATGACGCTTTCGGCATTGCTGCCGTAACGCGGTTGAAGCCGTGCCGGAACGGTGAAGTGGTCTACCCATTCGCCGCGTGTTCCGCCATCGGGGTCATTTATCGATTCGCGACTTTGGAACGTTAAACGGCAATTCAGGCTGCCTGCGCCTGCGCGTTTCGCCATGCTTCAGCCTCGTCTTTGGTGGGAGTTGGAAGTCGCTCGGCCCTGCCGGCGGCAACGGCGCGGTTCGCGCATGGTGTGGTCACCAGACCGACATAGCCCGCCGGATAGCGGATCGTTACAGCTGGTATGGGGATGAAGTCATATGGCGCGGTAAATCGGAGCCAGGGCATGGTTCCCGTTCTGACTTGAGGGATTGAATTTTATCGAGCGATATTGCAGCTTCTCTTAACGACTATGGGGGGCATAGAAATGAATTCACATTTCATCTTAGCGGATTTTGTAGGTCGCATTCTGAGATTGCGCGTGCATTGGCGTGAAGCTGAAGCATACTTCAAGTGAGTTTGCGCTTTGCAATTTGAATACACTCCGCCTCAGACCGAAATCGAGACGCTTTTCGGCGGCTTTCGTTGCATCAACGCATTCGGCCGAATAATGCCAGGTGATGATGAACGCTTCATCGAATTTCTGGCCAGGTCAGAAGTGCCTCCGCGCACAATTGTATACATAAACTCAGGCGGGGGAGACGTAGAAGCAGCGTTGAACATTGGTCGAATAATTCGAGAAAGTTGGTTTTCGACAGTTGTCGGTCAGTATCTGCTTGATCCTGCTCCCGGTGACCAGTTTATTTTGCCGCGTAAGAGATTACCTGGTCAATGCATGAGCGCTGCCACCCTTGTTTACCTTGGTGGTAGGCTACGTTTTCTCGACACCGATTCAAAATTTGGCGTCCATCAGTTTTCGTTTCTGGTGCCGTCACCGGAGAACCTGGCTCATTCACAAATTTTATCCGCAAAGATTGCTAGATTTGTACAGGACATGGGCATCGGCTCCGAATTTCTCGAACTTTCAGCTGCCACTCCACATGATCGAATAGATCTAATTGAACTAGAGAAGCTCGAAAAAATTGGCGTCGTTACCGGCGGCCAAACAAAAACTAATTGGTCCATCCATGCGGTGGAAAACACAATGTATGTCAGGGGTGAACGCGACAACATTTACGGGCATCATAAGATGTTACTAGGTTTCGCCAAGCCGAATTTCTTCTATGTATATGCTGTCATCGAGAGCCAAGGCCGAGAGCAGCAGCTTGTCGAGTTCCCGCTAGCAGAACTTGTAATCGGTCAAGCCGAAGACGTAATAATTGATATATCTGATCGCTGCGAGCGGGCCGTTCAAGGAATTTATACCAACATTCACGCTCAAGTGACGGTAGATGAAGCCCGTTCTATTGCGTCTTCAAACGCTTTCGGCATCCGTGTCCGGGGTGGTCCAGACGCTGAGCTTTTTTTGGGAGTTGGACCTATGTCAACCGACGGAGGTATAGAATTGTTAAAAACTTTTGTTAGTTGTTTATCAGACCGTTAGGTGTCAAACCCTCAACAGCCGATACGGATCAAGCAGCCAATGCGCTGACCTGTTTTCGAACAATTCGGCAGCCGATTGTCGCTCGCGGTTCTCATAAAGGTCTCCCGCAATAAGCAGGACTGCCGCGTCCACTTCGGCTTCAGCGCCTGCAGGCACTGTATCGCGGTTCATATAACGCAGAGCCGAACTCTGAGCGGCAGCCAGATAACCCTCTAGCTCTGCATCTTCGTCATCGAATTCAATTCGAAGATGTCGCTTTAACCGATCAAGATCCACCGACACGGTCGAAGCCCTTCTTCTTGGCAGGCTCGTCTGCGACGCAACCCAGCATTCGCGCCACCTCGGCCATGCGACCCGTCACAGTATCGCCAATATCAAACTGGCGCGGGTAAACCTCGCCTTCAGGCACCGCCTTGAATGCCTTCGCAACACGCACTTCCATCAGCGCCTCCTGTATGAAGGGCGCCCGAAGGCGCCCCGTTATTATTCAGATTAAGGCGTCGGTGCCGTTGCGATCTTGTGGTAACGAAGGGCCGTCGGATCGGTCACGCCGCCGCCAACACGCTTCGTGGTATAGAACTGCACGAAAGGCTTGTTGGTGTACGGATCGCGAAGAATACGAACACCGGTGCGATCAACCACGAGATAGCCGCGCTTGAAATCACCGAAGACAACCGGGATCGCGTCAGCGGCAATGTCCGGCATTGCAGCAAGCTCGCTGACCGGGAAGCCAAGGATCGTTGCAGGCTGGCCAGAAACCAGACCCGGCTGCCAGATGTAATTGCCCTGACCGTCCTTCAGTTTACGGATAGCACCCTGCGTTTTTCGGTTCATTGCAAAACGCGCATTCGGAGTGCGCTCACTTGGCAGGTCGTAAACCAGATCAATGAGACCATCTGTCGTAAGACCGGCTGCGTCACCGCTATTCACGGTTGGGATTGCGCCCCACGGGTGCGAGTTCGCCGCCGAGTAGGTCAGTAGACCCTTGGGCTTGTCGGTGCCGTTGCCGGAAACGAACGCAATGCCTTCCTGATACGCGAACTCAGTCTCGACTTCACCAGCAAGCCAGTTTTCGAGGTTGATCTCGGAATCGTCCAGCAGGCGCTGCGTTGCCGCGGGATTGGCGTAGATTTCGCCGGTGTTGAACTTCACCTCAGCGAACTTTGCAGACTGCGTTTCAGGCCGCTCGGCAGTTTCTCCCACCCAGCCCGACGCGGTGGCGCGGTCATTGTAGAGCTTGGAGAAACCATTGCCGGCGATCTGGATTACCGACGCGATCGACCGCAGCGGCGATACGATCTTCAGCTTGTCCGTGATCGTACGGTCCCATTCCGTCGGTGCCGTGTAGCCACCATCCTCAGTAACGCCAACGCTCATTGCAGCCTGAGGATTCTTCTGGATTGCAGACTGTATTCCGGCTTCGTCGCCCTTGCGGAAGAAGCGGTCGAATGCCTTGCTGTATTCAGCATTCTTGATGTCGCGTGCCGGGTGTGAGGCACCGGCGGTCTGGAGAGCGGCCAGTTTCTGGGCCTGCTCATCTAAAGCAGCCTGAAGATCACTGACAGTGGCATTGATGCGATCCACCTTTTCGGTGCGAACGACATCTTCGGTGCCCTTTTTTACGTCATTAAGAGCTGCGCTGTGTTCTGCCTTGAACGCTTCAAATGCGCGGCCCTGCGCTTCAATGAGCGCCTTGATTTCATCGGGTTCCATTTGGTTATCCCTTGGAAAGAATATTGGTTGTGCTGACAAGAGCGGCCTTGATGCCGGTCATGTCTTTGGCTCTGGTCTTGCCAGCGTCGCGCGTGGCGTTCTCGGCGGCATCGCGCTCGCCTCGAATTTCATGGAGAAGTTGAGTACGCGAACGGCGCGTCTCACCTGCGGCAGCCAACGCCCGGTCAATCCGGCGCATTGCTGCTATATGTGCTGGAAGTTCAGCTTTTGCGTCGGGCTTTGCAGTTCCAGTGCCCTTCTCGTCCGCAAAGCCCTTCTCGATAGCCTCATCAGCTGACAGCCAGGTGCCGTCCGACGCCTTTGACGGGCCATCCAACAGAGAAAGCACGACGTCCTGCGCCAGTCCGGTTCTGGCAGCGTAAATATCCGCCATAGAACTATCGAAGGACTGAAACAGCGTCGCGGCATCGGTGAAATCATGCGTATTGCCGACAGCGAGACCCCACGCTCGATGGATCATCATCATCGAGCCGGTCGACATGACCACCCTATCGCCAGCCATAGCGATGATTGATGCCGCAGACGCCGCATAACCCATCACATTGACAGTGACTTCGCCGGGATGGCTTGCGAGGAGATTGTAAATCGCCAATCCCTCGAACATGTCGCCGCCTGGCGAATTCACGTTCACTGTAACTGGATTTTTTCCGATAGATCGAAGCGCAGCGGCGGCTCGCTTGGCCGTAAACCCGCCTCCGCTCCAATAATCTTCACCGATCACGTCAAAAATCGAAATCGTGTTCGGATCGTCAGCTTCTGCCGCCAGTGGAGCACTCTCCCACCGCTCTAAGGCGGAGAGAGGCACATCCCACTGATACGACTTTGGTCGCGCAACGGCAGCGACTGGCGTTCTATTGAGGCTCATTGCGTGTTCCTGAAGGAGAGCGGCCAGTTTCTGGCTGCGTCATTGGATTTTTGAGGCTGTCCGCGTCTGGATCGTCGCTCTGGCTCAAGCCCACATAGTCGCGAGCTTCATTTTGAGACATCCACGGTCTGGAGCCACCCGAACCCAAGGCTTTCGCGAGGAATTCGGCCTGATCTTTAATCGAACCGCGAAGCAATTCGCGCTCATCGAAATCAGCCTGATACGATCGCCGCTCTTCGCGGGTCAGAAGGCATCGCGAAACCGCCTGCTCCCAAGCGATGAACCACGGCGCCAAGCCATAGCGAACGAAGAACTGGCCAAGGGTTTCAATACCGCTGCCCCAGGACGTGTCATCCATCATCAACAGAGGCCGCGGCACACCAAAAGCGCGCGCAACCTCTTCGATCTGATGGTTTCTGGTCTCGATCTGCTGGCTGTCTCTTGCCGTCTGAGAGAAAGGCTCGGCCTTCATACCCTCCTCGAGGATCAGCCATTTGTGCGCGTTTTCCGCACCGGAGAACTTTTCCTTCAGGCTGGTATCGAGGTTTTCAAACGCGTCATCACCGAGTTTGCCGGGGTGCGTGAGCGCGCCACCAACCATCGTGCCGTTCTTGAAGAGCCGCGCAGCAGCTTTCTCTGTCTGCATGGCAAGGCCAATAGCTTCTTTTGCCTGCTGGACGCGAGAAAGGCCGATAACACCATCGTCGGTCATATCGCGGAGATGGAAAACCTCCGACTGGGGCAGTTCGACATATCGACCGCCCTTCAAGACGACTTTATAGATGACCGTCAGATCGTCTTTCTGCTCGACGGTGACATTGGTCGGGTGCAGTGGCTGCAAAGCCACCACACGCTTGCCGCTTCGAACAATACGAGCGAAAGCATTGCCGTAGGTCAGTGCATGCGACTGTAATTGCCGACGGAATTCATACGCCGTCTGCCAGTTATTCGGCTGCGCAAGCAGAACATCAAAAAGAGAATGATCATCGGCTGGGTGAAGTCGCCCCTTCCCGTCCTTGTGCATCAGGTAGAAAGGCAGCATCCCAATACTGCCCGAGATGAGGTCGACACAGCGAAAAACCGTTGTATTGAACAACGCAGCTTTCGGCGTTACCGCCATCCCGCTTGCAGTTTCGGCACCGCCGCCAAGAAAGGCGGCCAGCCTTGGATCATCCAAGCCTTCGAAATATTGCCAGTCAGCTCGGGGCGCTCGTTTCGGCGCGACCGAAGGCGCTGCCTCCGGTTTGGACCGGAACAGGTCTAAAATACCCATATCTTTCCTTGTTCCGATTAGCCGGCCATTCGGATGCCGCGTTTCTTGTAGACGGACTCTTTCGGCGCAACCGCGCCGTCCATCGCCACACCAACCGCCATTGCTAAAGCGACAGCAGGGTCGATGCGCACCGATGCCTTCGTCTTGACGAACCACCGGTTGTCTTGCGGGTCGTGATCGAAGGTGGCGCCCATCAGGGCGGTCATGAGAACCGGATTGCGCCGCATGCGAATGCGGCCGTCGATAATCATGTCTTCGAGCGCCAGAACCGAACCCGGCATCCACAAGCCTTGTGGCGGTGGCAGGCCAGCAGCTTTCGCCGCTTCGACCTTTGCAGGCTCAGGCCTAGCCCGAACCTTGCCTCCCTGTGGGTGCGCGACATGTTCAATGTCCAACCCGAGCGCTTCGACTTCCTCGCGGAACTTGTCGTACGCATAGCGGTCATATGCGATGGCTTGAATGTCGAAGGCCTGATCGAGTTGCTGTACCCGCGAGGCTACGAAGTCATATCGAATTCGCTTGCCGGGCGGAGCATTCAACCAGCCCTGCTTTACCCAAAGCGCATATGGCGCCTTGTCAGCCTGTTCTCGCGCTTCCAGCGTGTCGGCTGGCGTCCAAGCCTCTACCCACGCATCAAACATTGGCAGATTGACTGTAGATCCGTCCTCGCGGTCCATTTCTTTGAAACCAGTCGGCACGACACATGCAAGAACCGTCATGTCCTTGCTGCCGGAAAGGTCGACGCCCATAAAGACCGGCTTTTCAGCGTGTTCGACTTCGGGGTCGAAGTCATCCATCACGCTTTCAACGGTCTCGCGTGGCATCCATGCCTTGTCGGCGTCGGTCCAGCAGCAGAAATGCAGCCGCAGAATGCCGTTCAGCTTGCCCGGCATTTGCTTTGCCTGAGCAACAACACCGGCCAGATATTCCTGCGTCAGGATAACGCCGAGAAGCGGATTAGCCTTCTTCCAGCAAGTTTTATCCTTAAGCGGGTCGTCGCCCTTGTCCAGCGCGCAAACGTAGGAAAACGTCGTGTCGTCGATCACCTCGCCGACATAGGCGAAATCCTCGTCTGGCGTCTGCGTACCTGCAGCCACCTTGACGGCATGCTCATGTTCCTCCCAGCAAATGCTGTTTCGGTCACTGCCTGAGTTCGTAATCATCAACAGCAGAGGCTGACGACGAAACTTGAAGCCGCGCTCCAGCATTTCCATCGTCGAGCGATCTGGGTGTTCGTGGACTTCGTCGCAAAGCGCAAAGTGCGGACGCGGACCCGAGCCGGACTTGCCGGAATCCTTCGATATCGGACGAAAGAACGATTGCGACTTGTGATGCGCAATGTTGAACTCGCGTCCGATACCGCCGCTGAATTTCAGCCGCTCAACCAATGCCGGAGCGGCGCGCACCATTTTCACAGCATCCTGAAAAAGAATTCCAGCCTGTTCTTTCTTGGCAGCAGCGGCATAGATCTGCGCGCCGGCTTCCTTGTCGGCAATCAGACCGTATAGTCCGACGCCGCCAGCAAATGGCGACTTACCGTTGCCCTTGCCTTCCTCGATGTAGGCGCGGCGAAATCGGCGTGAACCGTCGGCCCGTTTCCAGCCAAACAGCGAACCAAGCTTGAAAGCCTGCGAGGTATGCAGCTTGAATGGCTTGTCTTCGAACTGGCCTTCGGAGAGCTTTAGCCGTCCTTCGAAAAAACGAAACACGCGGTCAGCAGCATCGTCGTCCCAGTACAGCCCGCGCTCGTGACCATGTTCGAGATCATCGAAGTGGCGACGACAGGCATTGCGAACGTGAGGGCCAGCGACTTCTTTGCCATCAATGACAGCTTGCGCATAAACGCTCACACGATCAAGCGCAGGCATATCAGTCAAGCAGATCATCCTTTTCTTCGCCATCGTCGGACGTCGCCACCTTGGAGGCATCGGCAGGGGTCGCACCCATCTGGCCAAGCATCTGGCGAAGCAGGTTCATCGCCTGAACGCCAACTTCCTGCCCGGCCATGATGCGGCCCTGAATAGTCGAGGCCATGCCGACGAGCGTGCGGTGCGATTCATTCAGCCACGGCAGCTCTTTCGCGAAAAGCTTCCAAGCTGATTTCGCCTTGATATCAGCGCTATCCTTCAACCAGACGGGAGGAGCGCCCAGCGGGCCATTTGCGGCTGGATCTGCGCGGTTTTTGAAGCGCTGTGGGTCTTTCTTGTCTCGCCCTTCGACTTTGGCCTTGCCGAGGGGATTTCGCGGCTTTGCCATCGTCAACAATCCTTATAGGGGTCATTTTTTCAATCGCGGACGCGTGCGCGATGGAGCCTCACCGGTCCGTTGTCCGCGTGCGATGTGAACTTTTTGATGGGGGGGTCAGACGGGCCACCCGTCGGGGCTGAAGTGGACAACCGTCTGTCCAAGGTCCTCACGTTGCCCGTGCTTGTCGTGACAGGACTTACACAGGGATGTGAAAGGACCGCGGAAGAACGCCTGCTCGTTACCGCGATGAGGCGTCGAATGATGCACGACAGTGGCGGACTCTACCAACTCGGAGATGATGCACCATTCGCATAGCGGCGACTTTCGCAATTGGTTTTCGCGTATCCGTTGCCATTTGGCAGTGCGGTACCATCGACGGTACTTGGTAGCGTCAGCGCTTCGAAGATCGGTCATGGTTTCTGTACTCTCGTCAAAACCCATATTATTCCTGTGCGTCGTGCTTAGTAGCTGTGCTAACTGTAATTGAGTTAGCCATCGGGGGATTAGACAATGCAATTAGGTCGGTACAAAAAAATACAATCTCTAACTCGATGGAAAAAGATCACTTCGACAACGTTTTTCATCTTAATTTCTGGAATATTGGTTTATCTTATTATCGCCGATTTGCTGGATACTTCTGGCCGTATCGCCAGTTTAAGTAATATTAACAACGAGATTAATATATCCCGGTTAGATCTGACTGCCCAACTGTTGATGGCACGATATGCATTCTGGCAGATGGTTAGTTCAACTGCAGCATTATTAGTCAGTATTGGCGGGCTCTATTTCTTGTATAGGTCACTCGAGCAAACACGAAAAGCCCTCTCGGATAATGAGCGTTTTGGGATTGCGGAGGCAACTGCGTATGTCACTGCGAAATCAGCCGAATGCGACTTTAACGGCAATTTCAAACTAGAAATTACAAATACGGGTCGAACAACCGCTAATCTAATAGAAGTCGAAGTGAATGTCGTACCAATTTCAGAAGAAAACAGTATGTTATTTTTGAACGATATGAAGCACGTTTATGCATGCAATTTGGACCCAAATGCGATCGCGGTAGTTGCATTCACGCACGAAATGCCGGAACCAAAAGATGATGAACGTGTGTATACTATCAAAGGAAAAAAATTTCCGATGTTTATCGCGTTGTTTGTGAAAATCGAATTCCAGAATGTCTTCGGCAGGACATATGTAAGTCAATATTATTTCAAACTAGACAGTAATTCTGATAAGTCAGCCCCGACGCCATCCATCCTTAGTCTCAATGACGAGAAAAAATAACAACATCCATTCTTAACGTTGCCGGGGGAGCGCCCACACGTTGCGCTGCAACCCCGGCTTCACCCGGCATGAGGAGGACGCCAAGGTGAATTCGATTGTTACGCCCGGTTCATCTCTGACCGAGCGTCTGTCGCTGGCATCTGCCTGTGCGCACAGAAACGAAAAAGGCCGCACATGGCGGCCTTGATACTGCTCCCCTCATTGGGAACTTGAAAGATAACCGGGGTACCTTCCCCACATTAGAGACTTGGCGGGGATCGGCTTATAAGCGCTTCCCCTCATTGGGGTGCTGGCGCACAATCAAGTGCACCTTCCCCTGATACGTGACTTGAAATGAAATAGTTGAGCAACGCGTACGGCTTGGACAGCTTGATGCTTGGACATTCCAGCCTGCATCGCCGTCTCATTCTGTGTGATTGAAGAAGTATGGGTGCCCTCACTTTTTCGATGGTCGCCTCGCCCATCTATCTGCTTCAACAACTCTCCAGCCCGGCGGATAGCTCGTACTCGAATACGGCTGGAACTTTGAAATGCCTCCTCACCTGTAGCCGACTTGAATGCGCTCTACATTCAGAAAACCGCTGTTTTGTTTTCGTCAGTGAGAAAAGACCAATGATTTCAATGGCGGCAATTGCGGCTCGCGCTTCACTGCAATAGGTTGCGAGATTGCAAAAAACGGCAGTCAGGCTACAGAAAAACTTGCAGGCCCTACCTACTATACTCACCATAAAAAGCCAAAAAGTACGCATTTCGAGCGAAAGCGTATACGGCATAAGAAAAAGGCCTGCATTTTTAACAGGCCTTCTTTGAGGAAAATAGCACTGTAATTATAGTCTTCCCATCCATACCAATTCTGAAGCAAAATAACGTCTTCAAAACCAGTGCTTTGTATATGAGAATGGAAAAACTAAAACAAAAACAACAAATCCGTTAGTGTTCGGTGGCCTCAGACATCCAGTTTACGCTTTTAGGGCGAGGTTTTCTGAACGGAACTTCTATCTTGGCAGCCCGCCAAGCTGCTTTATTCTCAATTGCAAGGCGGTTACACTCACCCTCTAGTTGGGCCACAGCGGCCCGTACAGTGGCGTTCTCGCTTTTTCGCTGGTATGCATCGGAAATCTGCCAAATCGCCGCCAGCAGGCTTGCTGTGGCATATGCGCGATGCTGCTGATCAGTAGAATAGCTTGCCGCGCATGGCAGCTCTTTCAATGGCTTGTTTTCAACCAGCGCAGCCAAGGCCAGATCGTGTAGGCGGATCGCCGGACGGTTGCTGTCGTCAACCCACATGGCTATGGCGGCATGCAGGTCGATACGATCTTCCATCGGTATGCCTGCCAAAGCGGCGCGGATATTTCGTGCTGTGTGTTTCATGTGTGCTCCTCGTGTTGTGGTGTGGTGTGTGGTGTGTTTTTGTGCAAAAGGTCGGTTTGTCGCTGCCCCTTACACACGTGCGATGGGTTTTTACCCCCTTATTTTCACTGCAGGGGGTACTCCCTATCAATTATCATCCCTATCTTACCTGTTGTATTACCTAACATATTGTTATTGTTATATTTTATTATGTAAAAGGTAAGGAAAAGGTCGGTATAAAGGTAAGGAAAAGGTCGGGTTAAGGTCAGGTTGTTTTTCATGTTGAAGGTCGGGAAGGCTGATTTTTCACCCCGACCTTTTTCCCTATCTTTCCCGTCCTAAGCCCGACCATTTTGGTTAGGCCGTGACTAGCTCGGCGTCGTCGGGTATGTCCTTAGCCGACCAGAGACGGGTAATTGTTTGCCCCTTGTCGGACGACCGTTTCGCAAGGAACGCTTCACGGGCGGTAGATAGCTGACCGAGGATTTCCTCTATCCGCAATGTCGTCATGTTCCCTTTCAATCGCTTTATCAGTTCGGCCCGAGTGAGGCCGTTCTTTCCTGCCCGCGATATCATGCCTCGGATCCGCAGGTATTCCTTGGACCTGTCATTATCGGAAATGTTCTCGTCCGCACCTGCGAGCACAAAACGAAAGGAATATTCCGCGACAGCGTTGGCCCATCCTTGGATTTCACGCGTAATAACTACGTCGCGATGGTTGCAGCCAACCGCTACGATAAGCGCCAGTTTTGCGGCGTGTTCGCTGACACGGTTGATCAGTGGGCGATATTCTGGCGCTATCCGGGGCGCTTCGTCGCGAATGCGTTGGTCGAAGTCCTCCCATATGTCATCGACACCCGGCGCCCATTGCGCTCCGACAACGAGACCCGGCTTTGCCTCACCCGTTGCCAGAGTTGCCGCGAAGACAGCACCAAGCGTGGAACTTTTGCCCAGCAACTCTTCAACTCGAGTGATGATCGCGGTGGGTATGTTTTCCTTGTCGTTTTGAGGTCTGCGGACTTTCTTTGGAACAGCCGTACCAGCGTCGATAATCAGCAATCGGGCCAGAAGGCCGTCCGAAAGCTTCCCGCTATTCAGCGCACCCCAAAACGTTGACTGGGTGGAAACGCCATAGAGAGACAAGCACGGCGAGTGTACGGACGGCACGCGGCCAGCAGCCTTGTTTCGCCCGCCCCATGTCGAACCCTGCGCGGCGCCCGTCAGCTGGAGCAAAGCGGACGCGATTTCCGCCTTGTAGGCGGCTGCCTTGTTGCCGAACCAGTCCTGCATCTGATTTCCAAACTCGTCCAGGATCATGACGGCGGCTGGGTACTTTCGAAGAGACTCGGCCAGACCCTGTACGCTGCTCGGTTCTTCCTGAATGATTTTTTCCACCAAGGAATCGCCAGCTGCTGTGCTGCCCGCGATAGCCTTCGGAATATCGATTGTGATCTGCTTCCCCACACCGGATTCGGCGAGACCGACAACATAGATGTTGGAACGAAAACCAGTCGGCCCTTTGTAACGCCGACCGATCAGCGCCGACGTGAAGGCGATCGAAGATGCCAAGGCCAGATGTGGCGACGGAAAGCGCGAACATGAAACAATAAAACGCGCCAGATCGCCGACAAACCCCGGGGGATAGCACAGCGCTTCCGGCATGCCGCCACGGGCTTCTTCGTAGACCGTAGGCGTCTGGATATCTTCGGAGTCGTCGTTTGCGGCTTCCAGAATGGCCGGTCGCTTGTTGAAGCTCATCTTTACAGGCTTGATTGACGGCGCGTCCCACCCCAAGTCAGAAGGCGAACGGCCTAACTGTTCACACAGCCAGAAAGCAGCGTCCTTCGCAGATGCTGCACCGCCATATTCGCGAACAAGGTCTATAGGCGTCAGGCCGCGTTCCTCGCCGAAATCTTGGATGCCGTCTGCGTGGATCGAAATATCTTCCTGGAGCCCGCGGCCCAGCTCTTTGGACGTAACACGCCACGCGCCAGTGCCTGATTCTTTATGGGCTGTTGGGAAAAGCAATTGAACCCACGCATCGGTATTTTCGAGCGCCGCAGCATTTACACGGGTCCAGAAAGTCGAACCGCTCGACGCACGCGCGGATACTGGCGCCGCCTTGCGTTCTGGCTCGCCAAGGCCGGCAAGAATGGCTTCGGCAGCCAACAGGTAGGCATCAATCTGCGCTGGCGTGATCTCAGGCAGGTCCTGAAATGGAACCGTCATCGGATCGCCGCTGGCCCATGTATAGGGCTTTCCGGTATCGGGATGAATGCCGTACGCGACAAATTGTTGGCCCTCACCGAGCACCTCAATCTGACATTTTTCGCCGTTCACGAGATAAACCGGCGTTACCGCCTTTTTGCGCGGTTCAGTTGCACGGAAAACGAACAAGCACTTCGGCGCGCGCCCTGTCCTGCACGGTGCCTGCATGGCGCCGGGAATTTTCAGCAGTTCGGCAATTAGGCGCTCAGATGCAGTTGGGTTAGAAGCGTCGACATCAATCGCGACCACATCGCCGGTCAAGATACCCGTGTTGCTATGATCAGAGTGTCCGCGTTCCCACGCGTCGATGGAAGCGGAAGTAGGCGATACCTGCTGCCATTTTTGGATCTGTGGGCGCTTGCCGCTGACCGGAATAGGCTTGTACCCGTTCGCAAGCACCGCGTGGCGGATTGCAGTAGGTGACAAATCAGGAGAGTGTTGGACGTTCGGCATAGGTGGCAACTGCTTTCCACTGTGAGACTGCAAGTACGGCGAGTTGATCGGCAAGGTCGATCGGCAAAGAGATGGTTTGTCCGATATGATCGCGCGGACCGTAAACCCGATGCCCGTTGCGCGTTTCGACCAGCTTCAAGCGATATATTTTGACGCCGTTCGGAAACTCCGCATCAAACCATGCCAGGGTGTTCCCCTCGCCGCGACGCGAGGGGGTGACGTTGAAAATTCGTGCGGCCATGTTCAGGCGGCCTTTTCCGCGCGCGCGTCCCGGCCCCAGAATATCTCCTGCTTTGCGACATCCCATTCAGGATCTACCGATCGCCCTGCCGCCGGCAGAAGAACCGGATTAGCGGTATCGTTAGCAATTGCGACGATGCGATTGCCCCGCACATCTGCAAAGAATGGACGATACAGAAAGTCTTCGTGCGTCAATGCCTTGTCGCGACAGCTATGTTCGATGCCGAACAATTTAAGATACGCTTCTGATTTATTCATTATCGCAGCCGCATCGACGTCAGCATTTCCGATGCGTGATGTTGCGATCACTTCACCACAGCCCTTTTTAATCTCTGATCCAGAAATAATCTGGGCCAATAGTTGAGCCTGATTGTTGGTCCATTTTTCACCAACCGTGAATTCCATGCGGTAAAGACCGTCTGGGATTGATCCCAATTTCACTGGAAACATTTTATTATCCTCGTGTTCAGTAGGTGGTAGTGTGGTGATTAGTGGAATCGCGGCGCGATTGGATCGTCGCAGGTGAGCGGCTCACTGTGGTGCGGTACAGGCCGCCATTCGGTGCAATATCCTGTTTCCCGTCCCCGCCGATCATGGCTCGTGATGCCCCACGCCTGTTCAATCTCACCGGCATTCCAGCGCAGATATGGCGTCGGCGCTTCCGTGGTGTAGGGAACAAAAGCGATGGGAAAAGCTTCTGGTTTGCTCATGGATTCTCCTCGTGTTCAGGCGCGCGTCGGCCCATGGCGCGGGCGTCGGCGCGTGCGGTTCGGTTGGGGTGGTTGGTTAGGCGGCCCGGGCGGCGGTCAATTGATTGCTATTCGCAGCTTTCCATGTGGAAGTCGCAGCGCGCTCGTTGCGCCATGTGTCGAGGTCGGCAGTGTCATAGACAACAATTCGGCCTAGCTTGAAATACCTAGGCCCGCCGCCAAAATGGCGAAGCTTATCCATCGTTGACTTTGAAAGGCCGAGGTAAGCGGCAGCCTGTTTCACGCGTACATTAGTTGTCATGGTATCTCCTCGTGTTTGGTATGGTGAATGCCGGATGGGTAGTCCGGCACTTAGATGGAAAGTGACTCCGATCAGTCTGTCAAGAAGCGCACTTCATTGGCGCTGAAACGTATTGAAAGCCCCTCGGATAAATGTAGTGTTAACGCCTCCCCCCGATTTTACTGGCGATGTTTCCCGCGATGATATCAGCGGCGCGCCGAACCGGATCGACATCGAGATGCGCATACCTTTGAGTTGTCGAGGCCTGCGAGTGCCCCAATAGCTTGCCGATTACAGGCAGGCCGAGCCCTCCGCCTGCACCGACCGAAGCGAAAGTGTGGCGCAGATCGTGGATTCGTAAACCCTTAAGACCCGCTCCCTCCGAAATCGCCGCCCATGGCTTTTTAAGGTCATGACGTGGCTTTTCGTCAGGTAGACCGGCGCTTTCGCTGGCCACGACATATTCCCCAATCTGCGGTATCGACTTGAGGACATCGATTGCAGCCTCCGAAAGCACGACCGTTTTCCGTCCAGTCTTCGAGTCAGGCAGGAAAAGTAAACCGCGCTCGAAGTCCACCTCAGACCAACGCAGATGGAGGATTTCACGAAGGCGGCAGCCCGTAAGCAACAGCAGCCGGATAGCGCCAGTAATATGGGGGCTGTAGACGACATGGCGCTGGTGGGCCTTTTTACGATGCCGACTGTTTTCGCCGTCGCCTTCAACGTCGTATGGTATGCCGGTCGTCTCAGCCTCTATTAGTACAGCACCCAGCCGCTCCAGCTCTTCACCGGTCAGAAAGCGCTCGCGCTGCTCTTCTTTGAAGCGCTCTATTTTCTGGGTTGGGTTCGTACCCTCTTTGATCAAGCCAAGATCACCGGCCCAGTTGAAAAGCTTAGATAATACGGCTAGCATTTTGTTTGCCGCGTATGGCCCACCGGTTCCGTCAGCCTGTTTCTCTGAAACCTTGTTATGTAGCTTGGCCAGATCGGCGCGCGTTACCTTTTCGGCTGCTTTTTTGCCGATCCCGGGTTTGATATGATTCTCGATAATTCCCGCATACCCCTCGATGCTATTCTCTTTCCGTTTCTTCTTGACGTGATCACGCATGAAGCGATCAGCAATCTCAGCAACGCTTAATGCCCCGCGCTCGCCGGCCCGATCAGCGGCAGGATCGCTGCCAAGCGAAACCGATGCCAACACTTTTTCCGCGGCTGTCCGCGCCTGATCCGGCGACAATTCCATCCCGCCGATGCGAAACCGTTTTTTTGCAATCGACCTTCCGCCTGCGCCTGGACGATATTCCACGATCCAGGACTTTACGCCTGACGGCATAACCCGCATGCCGAACCCCCGAAGATCCGCGTCATAATAGGTCGTGATCTTTTCCATCGGCTGCATTGTTGCGAGAGCCTTTCGGGTAATTTTAATCGTTGGCAC